AGGCTGCTATCAATCACATGTTGGGATTATCACATGCCATGTTCAAACACATATTGGCATTGAACACATACACAGAACCGTTCTTGAGCATGAGTGCCAATGATCAAAAAGACATCATAGAACAGTTGTTGGGCATCACACTGCTGAGCGAAAAAGCAGAACTGTTGAAAGATCGCATCAGAGTCAGCAAAGAAGACATGGCCATGGAAAATGCACGTTTGGAAGGTCTCAAAATGAGCAATGAAAAGATCAAAGAAACCATCAACTCATTGAGCAACAAAGAAAAAATTTGGAACACACAAAAGAATTTGGACATTGAAAAACTGAATAAATCCATCAAGGAACTGGAGTCTGTGGACATTGATCAAGAGTTGGCCACACATCAACAGTTGGAAGAATGGACCAAATTCAGCAATGAACTGAAACAATTACAAAAAGATAAGAGCAGTTTGGAAATGACGCTGCTGCAGGCAGACAAAACAGTTAATAAAGTAGGCAATGATCTGGATAAACTGTATGACAAAGCCACTTGTTATGCCTGTGGTCAGGAATTACACAATGATAAATTTTGTGAAATACAACGCAAGTTGGAAGAAGAATATGGTGAAGCAGTCAACTACAATCAAAGCATACAGTCTGAAATAGCAGTGATAGATGAAGCCATCAAACTCATGGGCACACAAGACACACGTCCAAACACATACTATGACACTGTCAAAGAAGCATATGAGCACAGACAACATCTGGAAACTTATAAATCCACACTGAAAAACAAACAAGCAGAACAAAATCCTTATGTGGATCAAATCACAGAACTCAGCACAGAAGCATTGCAAGAACTGGACTGGAGTGAAGTGAATCGTTTGCAAACGCTCAAAGATCATCAAGAATTTTTGTTAAAACTGTTGACCAACAAGGACAGTTTTATCAGAAAGAAGATCATAGATCAGAATTTGGCTTTCTTAAACAACAGGCTCACACACTATCTCACAGCATTGGGCTTGCCGCACACAGTTACATTCAAAAACGATTTGAGTGTGCAGATTACCATGTTGGGCCAAGAACTTGACTTTGACAATCTCAGCAGAGGTGAGCGCAATAGATTGATATTAGGATTGAGCTTTGCATTCAGAGATGTGTGGGAAAGTTTGTATCAAGAGATTAATCTGTTGTTCATAGATGAATTGATTGATTCTGGATTGGACACAGCGGGTGTGGAATCATCCATTGCCATACTGAAACGTATGAGTAGAGAGCGTGGCAAGAGCATATATCTGATCAGCCACAGAGATGAACTCATGGGTAGGGTCAACAACACACTCAAAGTGATCAAAGAAAATGGATTCACTTCCTACAGCAATTCAACTGAATTTCACGAGATATAGGAGCACACATGGACGACACACATGATTTACTGACCAAGGCCTACATGAACTACTTCAAATACAATGAAAAGTTTGCCAAAAGACCCAGCCGACAGAGCAAAATACAGGCCCGAAAATGGTTGAGTGAAATACGCAAACTGGGTCGCACACGCCGAGCAGAAATTGTGCGTGAATACAAACAGCACAAAGAGAAGAATCGCAGCCAGTAGCACGGCGCAGCCGCTGCGGTAGACACTACAGTTTGTACGAAGTACAAAACTGCGGCGCAAAAATTTTGTGTGCCTTTTGGTTACCAAAACTTTTCAATCACTACCAAAATATCACAAAGATCCAAGACTCTGCTGGATGAAATCTCACTCACGTAAGTAATGGCATGCCATGGATGTATGAAGGTCAACCCATAGATTCTCTGCCTGTGGGCACTGAAGGATTTGTGTATCTCATCACCAATCTTCAAACAGGTCGCAAGTACGTGGGCAAGAAATTGGCCCAGTTCAAAAAATCACGTCCACCACTCAAAGGCCGAGTGAACCGACGCAGAAGCCGGGTGGAGAGTGACTGGAAAGACTACTGGGGCAGCAATGAACAGTTGTTGCAGGATGTGCAGCGTTTGGGAATGGATCAATTCACTCGAGAAATATTGTACATCTGTCGCAGCCGAGGCGTGATGGGCTATTTGGAGGCTTTGGAACAGTTTGAACGCAGAGTGTTGGAATCAGATGAATACTACAATGGCATCATCAATGTGAGAATAGGCAGCAGCAATCTGCTGCGAGAAGAATTAAAAAGGCTCAAGGCAAAACCATAGCAACACTGGTGATCGTGAGATCCAGGAAATGCACCCGCAAGGGAAAGTGAATCCTGAGTTGCACTGTAGGCAAAAAGGATGGTGCTCTGTGAAAAAGACACAACACCCACACAGATCAGTGGCTTGAACCGCTGATCCCGTGTTCCGTAGCAATGAAGTCAGCCTGAGGGGGTATAGGGCTACCGCCCCGTGTAGTGATGGCTGTTCAAGATGGCGTGCTCATCTCGTATGACGTCACCACTTCTCCCTGTTCTGGGAGAAGTATGGATCCGCTATCTGTATGAGCGAGCAGTTGCTTCGCAACTTGATTGATTCAAACAGTGAGAGCGCAGCGATCACTTGGACGAACTGGGTTCGTCCACTACTTGTGTTTGGGATTGCGTGGATTGCGTTGTCTTTTGAGGTGATCTTGTTCGTCTGAGTGCCAAATGTGCCAGGCCATGCCTATGATCAACAGCAGTGTGGCAATGTTCAATATGGTGGTTATCATGAGATTGTCTCCTTTGTGATTAGTTGGTGAGTTGTTTGAGTGCCTGTGCAGCGTCATGCGGCAGGTTAGGATCGAATTCTGTGACTGACTGCCACAGATTTTCTTGCGCGGGTGCTGATCGCACCCTGTAGAGGTCAGTGTGAGGCCAAGATTTCACTTGCAGAGCCTGCAGCACAGCATGACTGTACACATGCACACTCTCGGGCTGCATGTTCAGCAATCTGTCTATGTTGGCATGATTCAACACACTGTGATAGGTTTGTATTTGAGTCACTAGATTATTCTCAGCAAAGTTTCTGGCAAATTGGTTGCCGCGCAGCCACGTGGTGGCTGAATCAATCTGCACATCTTCTGCTCGCAGTCTGCAGCGTATGTGTGAGAAGCCCATGTGTCTCAATCGCTCTGCTGTGTGACGTCCCACACACTGTATGGGCAGATTCAATAATTCTGTGATGGCGTGTTGATAGTGTTGTATGGCCGCAATGTGTGTGATCAGCAAAGGCTGAGTCACAGCAGCCACATGCGCCACTGCCTCAGTGGTGATACAGGGCAACCACAGGTCCCCGTCCGGTATGGTGTGATTCACGTTTGACTGTGTGTACACTCTCATCGTAGGAATATTTAAGTGCAGACTGAAGAGATTAAAATATATTATTTGGTTCTAGACGCCGTGCTGGGCTGTTAAAAGAATGGCATGCCGGTCTTTTTGGCAGTTTCCAGGTTTTCTTTGATGATACGACCGATGATTTCACGATCTTCATAGCTGATCATGAACAGATCTTCCAAACTCATGCTGCCCCGCATGTACCAGGCCATTTTGAACAGATCCATTTTGAAATTTTTGGTTTCATTCTCCATGTCCTTGACTTCTTTTAAGATAGTCGGCAGAGAGCTGGGCAGTATTTTTATGCGAAAAAATTTGATTGATCAAATGTCACAGGCACTTCAAAAGTGGCAGGTGCGCCTGCTTTGATGTCTTCAGGTGTGCTGGTGACCTTGATGGGTTTGATGCTGAAAGAGTCTCTTTGTTTTTGCACATGCTCCATCACAGCAGAATAAAAATTCTTTTCTGACTTGGCAATGAATTCCGTGATGTGTGCGGGATCTGTGACCACCACTCCATCCACCGCTATGCTGACCACACTGTTGGCCACCATGGCTATGGTGATATCTGTGAGTTTTCTAAAGCTCTGTTGAAACATTCCCACTTTGGTTTGCTCATCCAGTTTGTCGTCGTTGACCACGTTGACTATTCTTTGTTCTTCAAAACTTTTGATTGCACCATCAGTGAATTCTTTGTAGTTGATGGGTCTTAAGGTCACTGTCATGGCACCTATCTGCATGGTCTCCGCAAACTGACCCGCCATGAGATCATCCAAAGCCAGACGCAAGTCCATGCTGAAATCTCGTTTGATGGTGGTGTTGGGCACAGTGATGTTCACATCCATGCTTTCACCGTAGGTGGCAATTCTGATAGCAATCAACACAGCATCCAAGTCTATGCTGGGCATCAGCCAAGCATTTTTAATATTGGGCACACAACTCTGTATCACATCCACAGTGGCCTGACCATTCATCAGTGCATCAGGAGTTTTGAACAGCAATTCGTCTTTGGCAGTCATGGCATACACTGGCAGTTCACCTGTGGCAGGCATGTCCAACACACCAGCCGGGTAGAATTTGCCTTTGCTGGGCAAGCGCATGTAGTTTTTGACCTGTCTAAAATACTTCTGTAAAGGATTGCTGCCCTGTTTAATTTGATTTTCCGCCATTATTACCTCCGTATAAATAAGTGTGATTGTGCATATTAATGTATTATGTGTATATTTATAGTCTGAATTAACTGGGTATTTAATAAATGGCAGATGTAAGGGTAGATCAACCAGGCGGTACGCTAGACGGCGCTGTTCTAAGAGGTGCTGCATCAGAATCCACACTACAAGCAATTCTACAAAAAATTGGTGCAGATGGAAAAGGTGCCAAAGAAGCCACTGCCATGGCCAAGAGCATGAATGAGGTCACCAAAAGTGCCAAAAATGCCTCCACTTCATTTGATCAGCACATCACCTATCACAAAAAATTTTCCAGCGTGATACAAGACTTTGGTATCAACATAGTCAAGGGCACAGACAAATTTGGAGATTTCACTTCCAGTCTCACTGGCTACATGTCACAGTTTGGTTTGGGCTTCACACTGGTGGCACAAGGCATTCAAAGATTGGTGGATGAACTGGATCAGCAGATTGGTAGATTTAGAGAACTCAGCACAGTGGGTGCAGATTTTGGTGACAGCATTTTTGCTTCCAGAATGGCTGCCATTGATGCAGGCCTGAGTTTAGATACTTTTCAAAAAGCAGTGAAAAGCAATGCAGACACTTTTGCTCTGCTGGGTGGCAATGTGAATTTAGGTGCAAGAAGATTCACAGCCATCAGCAAGGTAGTGCAGAGAGATTTACAACCCACCTTCTCCAAATATGGTATGACCATGGAAGACACCACAGACATGCTGGCAGATTATCTTGAAATACAGACAGGCTTAGGCACTGCTCAAAAAATGAGCAACGAAGAGTTGGTGCAGGGCACAGAAAATTATGTGAAAGAATTGGATCTATTGGCCAGAACCACAGGCCTGTCTCGCAAAGAAGCATCTGAAGCTCTTAAATTGCAACAGCAAGACAAAATGCTGAAGAGTTTGTTGATGAGCATGACTGCCGAGCAGCAACAACGTTTGGGAGGCATGTTGGCAGGAATTGAAAAAACCAGTCCAGAAATGGCAGCTGCCATCAAAGAATTGGTGGTCACAGGAGGAGCGCCCATCAGTGAAAATGCCAAAGGGTTGGCACTGTTGAATCCCAACCTATTGACCATGGCAGCAGGATTGCGCGATGGATCTGTGTCCAATGCTGCGTTTGGTGAAGAAATGCGCAGAACTGCAGCCATTGCTGCAGAACAAGGCAAGACCATGGGTCAAACCAATGCGTTGGCTCAGTTGTTTGGTCAAGGCATGTTTGGTGCTGGAGCAGAAATGTCCAAATTTACAAAATTCATGGAAGGGTCCGCCGAGGCCATTGAAGATCAGAAAAAAGCAGAAGAGTCTGCAGGCAAAGTGGTGGCAGATTTCAGCAATCAGATGAGAAAACTAATGAACCAAATCATATCTGCCATATCTCCATTCCTGTATGCCATAGAATTAGTGATGGCTGGATTCACCAAGGTGGTGTCTTTGCTGAACACAGGATTTGTTAAAGCAATTTTAGCCACTGTGGCAGGCATAGGAGTGGTATTGGTGGGACTCAAAGGCCTAGCTGTCGTAGTGGCCGCTACAAAAAGTGCTTATGCATTTAGCCGCAGCGGCAACGTAATGAGCACAGGCAAACAAGCAGCAATGGGACTATTTGACAAAGCCAAAAATTTTACAGGGTTTGGTGCGAAAACACCATCAGGCGGAAGTGGCAGTGGAGGTGGCGGAGGCGGTGGAGGATCAAGCAGTGCCAGCAAAGTTTTAGAAGGTGTTGGCAAGGGAGGTCCTACCATAGGAGCCAGTCTCAAAAGTTTAGCTGGTGGATTGGCTGCGTTTGGAGTGAAAGCTCCTTTGATATTGGTTGGAGCCGCTGCTGTTGGATTCTCCATCACACTGATTGGAGCAGGCATTGCAGGAGCAGCATGGCTCATGGGCGGAGCATTCAGCAAATTTGCTGACGACTTGAACAAATTCAATTCAATCGACGGGCAGAATTTAAAAAGTGTTGCATCAGGAGCAATGTCTTTGAGCGGGGCTATGGCCACTTTTGGTGTGAGCGGCATTGCTGCTGGTTTTGGCAAGCTGTTTGGTGGTGGTGGTGAATCATTTGCCAAAAATATCAATGCCACACTGGATTCACTTGACAAAGGCAAAATAGACAGCTATACTACAGCATTGAACGGATTGAGCGAATCTTTTGCAGGATTGAACAACAACATGTCAAAAACTGTTGCCACAACTGGCAAAAATTCCAGTGACAAATTAGACGAGTTAAATACAACTATGAAAGCCATGTTGTCAGAATTGCAGAATCAAAAAAGATTTGTTAAACAAACTGCAGAAAACACAGAATATCAAGGTCAAGGATAATGAGTTGGAAAAGATATTTTAATCAGGTCAGCGACAACGAGATCTACACTCGCACAGGCAGACTGGCCGGACCAGCCGCCACCAATTACAGTTCTTATCTGCCTGATGTGTATTCAGGATCACCCAACAGAGTGGAGAGATATGGTCAGTACAACACCATGGACATGGATTCTGAAGTGAATGCTGCTCTGGACATCTTGGCTGAATTTTGTTCACAACTGAACAAACAGAACGACACCAATTTTAAACTGGATTTTAAACAAAAAGCCACCAACTCAGAAATGACCATCCTAAGACAGTATCTGCAACAGTGGTGCAAACACAACAATTTCAACAAACGAATTTTTAGAATATTCCGTAATGTGTTCAAGTACGGAGATGCTTTTTTTATCAAAGATCCAGAAACTAAGAAATGGTTCCATGTGGATCCAGCCAAGGTCAGCAGAATTATTGTGAACGAATCCGAAGGCAAAAAGCCCGAACAATACGTGATCAGAGACGTGAATTTAAATTTCAAAGATTTAATTGCAACCACTCCATTTCAAACCAATGGCAATGTCACAGCAGGCGGCGCTGGTTATTTGACCGGTGGTGTCAGAGGCATGGTGGGTATGAGCCCAGAACAGACTGGCACAAGATTCACCACCAATCTCAAAGAAATCGCAGTGAACGCTGAACATGTGATACATTTGAGTTTGAGTGAAGGCCTAGACAATAATTTCCCATTTGGAAATTCATTGTTGGAATCCATATTTAAAGTGTACAAACAAAAAGAATTATTGGAAGACGCAATTATCATTTACAGGGTGCAAAGAGCTCCAGAGAGACGTGTGTTCTATGTGGACGTGGGTAACATGCCCAGTCACTTGGCCATGCAGTTTGTGGAAAGAGTCAAAACAGAAATTCATCAGCGACGTATTCCATCCAGCACAGGTGGTGGAACCAATGTGATAGATTCTGCCTACAATCCATTATCCATCAATGAAGACTTTTTCTTCCCTCAAACAGCAGAAGGTCGTGGATCTAAAGTGGAAACACTGCCAGGCGGTACAAACCTTGGCGAAATTGATGATTTAAAATACTTTACCAATAAACTGTTGCGTGGATTGCGTATTCCCAGCTCATACTTGCCCACAGGTCCAGATGACAGCAATGCACAATACACAGACGGTAGAGTGGGCACTGCATACATACAAGAATTGAGATTCAACAATTATTGTGAAAGATTACAAAATTTAGTGGCAGATGAATTCAACAACGATTTTAAAAAATATCTATTGGAAAAAGGTGTGAACATTGACGTGGGTATGTTTGACATCAAGTTTCAAACTCCACAGAACTTTGCTTCATACAGACAAGCAGAATTGGACAACAACAGAATACAAACATTCAGCCAAGTGGCAGCACTGCCCTACATCAGCAACAGATATGCGCTGATGAGATTTTTGGGCATGAGTGCAGATGAATTGGCTGAAAATGAAAGATTATGGCGTGAAGAAAATGACGAGAAATTCAAAGTGAAACCCACCACTTCGGCTGCCGAAATGAGAAGTGCTGGTATTACATCTGCCAACATACAGCAAGATTTAGCAGCTCAAGAACCTGAAACCACTGCTCCAGTGGAGCCCACTGACACTGCTGCAGCAGACACAGCCACTCCAGGCCAAACACCCACCACATAAGCATAAATAATTTCATGCAACTGCGTGAAATCTTCTATTTTGACAAAAATGACTTGAACACTGCGGATCACAAAATGTACGATCCCAAACATGATCAGTCTATCATAGGTGTCACAGACACACGCAAAACTCGTTTGACTCTGAAACAGATCAACCGCGCTCGCAAAGCCAGTGAATTTCACAACAACGAACAGCAAAAAGATCTGGAGTTTGTGAGACAGATGTACAGTATTGCCAGCAGTCAACCCGCAGCCTAACTGAAACAGCCACCCCATGGCCAAATTGGACAAATCCTTATACACCAAAGATGAGTGGAGAATCCTCAAACATCAGCGTGCTCAAAGCAAAGCACTGCAAAGGGCATTAAAAACTGGTGAACCCATACCTAACCCCACACCTACACCCACAATAACTCCCACACCCGTGCCCACTC